CCATTGACCTCTGATGAACGAACGGCACTTGCTTGGAACTTCTGCATCTTTGCTGTCCCAGGGGGCCATCCTAGGAACGGATCGCTGTTGACCGACTGGCGGTATCTCGCCTGGACGAACGGATTGAACAACAGCATGTTTTTTCGGATGGTCACGGTCTGATCTGCGAACAATCGACGAACGCCGTTTATAGGCTCACCGTTGGGCGTTACGATCGGTTTTCCGTCGTAGTCCTCATCGATTTCTAGCTCGACTTCTACGTCGTCCCAATCAAGCGTAGCCGCTGTAAGTAGGGGGCTTTGCGGCTGATTGTTCTGGCCGTTGAAATTTACTTCGCCATTGTACGCTACATAGACGATCCAATAGACCGGGCTTATCTTCTCTGGCCTTGCTTGTTCTGCATAAACAAACGGGAAGTCCGATGAGTAGCTTGATCCTGCTGCCGGAATCCCAGGAGCCTGCAAGACATCCAGCAAGGTTGCATCATAGGTCGTAAATACTTGGTACGCCGAATTGATCGCGCCGCTAAACTTGCGGAAATTGTCCGTCGCTCCGAAGTCCCCGCCCGCTTTTGACCACATCAAATCAACCGAGACGATCTTGTCGGTAAGCACTATCGGACCTCCTCGAAGTTGACGTTGGTAGATGGAGAAACGTCTAGGCCCTCGATTGCTGTCCTGGTTAAGTTTTGTTCCTGAACCATCTTTGCCGTATTTTCCACGATCTTATCGATCGGGCTAGACCCTGGCCCTCTTGTCAAGACTCTTGATTCAAATGCCTGCAATTCCCGCAGCGTGTCAAGCAATCCCTTGCCCTTGGACCCTGGCCGCTCCTGCAAGTCGATCTCTGCCTTGAAATCAAAACCCTTTTTAAGTTGGTCCAATCGCTCCTGTAGCTTTTCGGCAAAGTCAACACCTAGCCGACCCGCCGCTTCATCGAGTACCGCTTGCAAGCTTCGCTCGTTCTCGGTTATCTCACGCTCACCAAGCGATGGCATATCTTGAAACGCTTCGGCAAAAGTTGTCTTGCCCATCGCGACTACGGCCGTAATCGCCCCGATGTTTTCGACTACCCAGGAAATCTCCAAGGCCAGTTGCTTGATCGTGAATGTTATGTCGTTAGTGATCCTAGTGACTGAAAGCAGGATCGATGCCGCTGCTGAGTCCAAAACGTCCTCGAATCGCGTTACCACCGTCTCAGCAATCGTGAACCCGGTTACAAACGCTTCGGCGATCTGCATACCAAGATCGGAAACCGAATCCCGAACCCGCTTGACAATCGCATCGAAGTCGTCCATCGCTGGATTCATCTGATTGGTCAAGAAGTCGAAAAACAACGTAAACCCGTTGTAAATGACGTCTCGAATAGGGGCAAGCAATTCGCCTACCGTTTCGTATAGTCGCTTAGTAGAAACGTGCAATGCGTCGCTGGCTTCGATTGCGTCTCTGGCCGCTTTGGCCTTGTTGGTAAGTCCAGCCTCGGCAAGCTTTTCGACCGCCGCTAATCGCTCGGTATTCGATGCCATCGCTTCGATGCCTGGGATGAGCCCACGGAACGCGTCGAAGTTACCTTCGGTGGCTTGTTCCACCAATCGCATCCCGCCAGCCAGGTCACGATCGAAGACCCTTGCTAGACCGATCGCCGCTTCGCTCATTTCATCTAGCTGCGTAGGATCTGCACCGCGCCTGAGTGACCCCGTCATGGATTCGAGGATCTTGGTCGATTCTACGTTGGTAATCCGCTCCAGTTCCGAAGCGGTCTTTCGCAGTCCGTCCGCAGCTCCTGCTGCTTGGCCTGGAATCAGTTCGAGAGTTTCTCCTAGCCTGATCGCTGCTTTGTTTTGAGCATCGAAAGCAGATATGCTATCGCTGGTAAACGTCGCCAAGGCCCTTCCAGCCTCAACCAATGCAACTACCGCCGCTGTGGCCCCTGCTAGCTGAGCCAAGCCACGAAAGGAAAACTCGATCGACTGAGCTGTATTAGTAACCTCCGCTTGGAAGTTGCGCAGGACCTGCGAGGCTTCGTTCTTGGCTCCGAGCGTTACTTCAATGTCAGCCATTACTTACGCCTCCGCTCTTCCTCAATCCGTTGGACGTCGGACTGCAAGGCATCCCAAGAAGCGACAAGCCAAGCCTGCTGATCGTTAAGGCCACCGGACTCAGGTAGAATTCCCTTGTCCATGTAACTGAGTGCATTGGACGCAACGGATACGCGATGGCCGACGAAAGATTTCGGGCACTGCTTGACCTCGAAGAATCCTGTCCCATCGCACGCCTCGCATGGTTGTTTATCGTCGATCCCCGCCCCGTCGCAATCGACGCATGGCACTTGTACCGGCTGCTGCTCTGTTGGTTCAAATTCGCATCTGGACCTAGAGCAACTTTTGCAGAGTTCGCCGCATCTGATATACGCGGCAACCCTTATTTTTTTCTTTCAGTCTCCGAGGGGCTATTGCCTTGCAAGCATCGATTCACAACCTTGATTGCCTGAGTCATATCCAACTCAAGATCCCAATCGGAAATGTCTGCTTGCAAGTCCCAACCATCGACGCAAAGACCGAAGGCTTCGCGTAACGCTGCTATCTGCTCTTTAGGGCTCGACCCATCGCGGAACGTACCGACCAAAGAGATAACCTTTTCCTGGTCCCGAAACCGAAGTTGCTTTAAACGAAACTCGATTTCGATACCGTCGATTCTTGCTGAAAACGTATTAGGCTGCATGGTTGAAAGCGATGCTCAATTCTTGGTCTGCTGTGTCCACGTTTTTGTTAGCTTGCCATTCTAGCTGGTCGATCATGATCCCGTTCCGCTCTCCCATCGGCTTAGCAACGATCTGAGCCTTAGGTGCACTGATAACCAGCGTCGAAGTAGATGGCCCATCGATTGTAAACGATAGAGTCGCTTCGGTGGAATCCCTGAACTGAGCGTATCGGTCCTGGGTAGCAATCAGCTTGGATTCTGGATTCCCAGTGATTCTGATGTTTCGATCGGTGATCACGAAGTTATCGACACCAGCCGCCGAGGTACTGCATTCCCTGGCTGTTACAACGTTGCCAAGATCGATTGTCGCCAATTCTAGGCAAAGGTTGACCGAGTTCCAAGTCGTTGCCCCACCTGCAACCCTAAGCGGTAGCGTGTTAACGTAGTTGATCGATGATGGAATCGCAACATCTGCTTCGTCGCTGTAGACGCCTTGGAAGTCGAATTCAATCCGCCCCATTCGCCCAGTCGGTAGCAAGATCCTTGCGGTCCCCATCGCTCCGTAGATTTGCCGCCTCACGCCGTTGAAGAATCCCGCGATGGTCAACGTCTTGACGTCTGATCCGCTAGCCGGGACCTGTGTTTTTGGGTAGAAGGTCGAAGTTGACTTGACGAACCCGCAAGCCGGCAGGAAAAGGTCGGCCCAAGCTGGAACCGCCGATCCATCGTAGGCAAGGTCGATGCCGAATGTTGCGCGACCGATCCGGGCCCCTGCGATCGAAGCCAATCGCCCGAAGCCGCCTTGCCCCTGCCGCTCCTCGAACTCGAATTCCGGTTGAATCAAGAAGTTATAAGCATTGATCGTGCAATCAGCCGCTACGAGTGATTCAGCAGTTCCGACCGTCGATTCAATCTTTGCCCCAAGCGTACTAAGTTTGCGAAGCAACATAAACGATTCCCTTTCCGAATTCTTGGATTAGTTCTTTTTTCTTCTTTTCAAATCGCCGGACCATCGCAACGCGATAGCTTTGGACCTCTTGCTTGAACGTCTCCGGTACGCCCTCGATCTGCGATACGTTGAGATTCGCAAGTTTGACAATCGGAAAGCGTTTCTTTCCTGCCCGTCTGTAAATGTTGCCGCCAAGCTTGGCGATCTTTGGACCGAACGCACCTCGATAAATCTGCTTGGATATTCCTGCCCGTGTTAATTCTACCTCGACACCTTCGGGGGTCTGCCTGGCCTTGAACGCTCGAAGCGGAACGGACCTATCTAATAGCTTCAGATTGCATTCGCGTCCAAGATATCGATCCGCCAATTCTGGCACCGCTTGGATGTATTCGTTTTCAGAACGGACTATCGAAACAAGGGTTTTAACCTCGCGCTCTGATCGTCTTGTGGTCCCTGTTATTGTTTGCTCGAATGATCGATTGAACGCCTTATCCATCCCTTCCGCGAAGTCGGAAAGGCGATTTTGCACGTCCCTGATCTTTTCGGCGTCCACAAAGAAATCAACCATGCTTACCTCTGCGTGTATGGATCGTTTTCGGAAACTCGGTAGGTAACTCGCAAAGGTAGGTTGATTCCGTCGATCCCGCCTGATGATGTAAACGGAACAAACGCATTCCAATCGGCCTTGATCGCAAACCCTCCGAGCGTGTGCCAACTGCTGGCCGGAGTGCAAACGCACTTGACCACGTTGGAAGCAAACTCGTTAAGTAAAACGTCAACGCCATCGGTCTTTCTTTCAGATGTCAGCAAGTGGCATCGGATATTAAACGTTCTTTCCTTTGCAACCGCCGGAGGACTACCTGGACAAGATAGCTCTGGTACTGGTTGCTCAGGTCCTTGAGTCAAAACGATCTGTCGGTCTGTCGGTGTGAAGTTGCCGTACTGCGTTGGCCTTACAACCTCCAAAACGTCGATCGGGTAATTTGTAGTATCGCCAATCATCGCTGATAAGCGATCGTGCAAAACGTTGGCTATCGATTCCAGTACACTTAGCGACATTCTAGCCGAATCATCCCGTTGTCGTGCTCGATCAACCTTATTACAGATCGTCTCTCCGGAGGTTTGCCGACTCGGACGGGAAACGCAATCTGATCCCCGCCCAAGTTCAGTTCATCCGAAGCGATCCCCTCATCAACATCATTTGCAACATGCACCTCGAAGACTGGAGTGATTGTGTCACCGTCTTCAGGCAAGATCGCTAAAGCATCTCGAATCACGACCGCGTTGATATGCCGAGCCTTGCCGTTTTCCTTGTAATAGGTAACGGCCTCAGCGAAATCATTCGGGTTGCAAAAGACCGCTTTAGCGTCTTGCTCGATCATGTCGCTAAGACTCATCGCTTAGGATCTCTTTGGAACGATTTCGATGTAGTCCATTTCAAAAACATCGGCGTTCGTGTTAGCCGCCTTTTGAAGTTGGACGATCGGTTGCAAGCCAGCCGAGTAGCTCGACATATCGAAGGTCGTAGACGCTGCGACTCGCTGACCGTCGATGTAGAACTTGACATCCTGCTTGCCGCCCGTGAAGTCGATCACAAACTCTTTGTAAGTCGTGCTAAGCGTCACGCCGGTTGAGACATCATTGTTGTCTCGAACATCGTCGTCGGTTTCGACATAGACAAGCGTCGTGCTGTTGGCACCTTCCATGCGGAACCAGGCATGAGCCGTCACGCTGTCAGCAGTATCATTCCGAGCCGAGCCGACACCGAAAACCAAGATCGATCCGCTAGTGAAAGTCGATGCACCGATCTTTGCTCGCATGATAACCCGCTGAATGTCGTCAATATCGAACGCCAACGCATCGCCATGCGAACCGCCAAGAATCTGAATTTGACTTGCACTCGTCAAGGTCAGAACCTTTCGATCGTTGTTGCGTTGTGCTGTCGGAGGTGCTGCACCAGTGACCGCGTAAACCCAAGGCGAAGCGATATTCGCCGAAGTTGGAAAAGACACCGCAGGCCCGATGAAGTCATCGGAGTAGTTCCTAAAATCTCGAAGTCCAGCCATTTTATTTTTTACCTTTCGTTTGTTTGTTTGATTCAAGAAAGCCCTCAGGTCAAGCGACCCAAGGGCAAAGATTGTCAGTTAAGACTAGGTACGGTTTCCGTAGAATCCGACATGATCGATCATTGCACAACCCATCGATTGGCGGATCTTGAAGTCCCACTTGTCGCTGAGCATCGTCCATTCGTTCTCAAGGACTGGCGATTCTTCGCCTTGCAAGAAAACGATTTCAGCGGTGTCAACTAGCGAACTCGATGCAATCAAGTACCAGTTAGTGGTGTTGTTGTTGTCAAGCAAAGCGGTTGTAACCACTTGCAAAGGTCGAACACCATTGACACCATACAAGCTACTGATCCCCTCGTTGCCGTTGCTTTGAGCGAACGACAAGCTGTTGGTAATCCGCAATGCTGTTGCGGAATACTTTTGAGGAACTAGCAACACCGATGGAACCAGGTTGAGCAACGAACCGTTAAGCCCAACTTGCTTGCTCATCAACTCAAACCCTTCGTCAAGCGTCGCTTCGCTTGGAGCCGCTGGACTTACGGCCGTAATGTTTCGACCGCTTGCGTGTGAAGCGGAAAACAACGAGACCCCATCGGGCATCACAGGATTGGACAAGAAAGTATCGTAAACCAACTTTTCCTGAGTTCGACGAGCCGCAGTTCCTTGCATCGTCGGGATGCGGGAAAGTGCATCGAGATTGTCATTGACAATCGTCTCCCAGGTCACCGAAAAGTTCGCTCCGAACTTGTCGATGTTGTAGGTCTTGCGACGATCGCTCATCTTCTTTTCAGGGTACTCTTTGCCCTCTGGAACGACCTCCAAGTTTTGGAATTCGCTCAATTGGGTTGCGTGAATATCCTTGAAGTCCTCGACGCTTTGACGCTGACGTACCCAGAACGACCAAGTGTAAGGGGCTTCGTCATAAGCCGCTCGCAAGGTATTGTTGAGTCCATCGAAAAGGATGTTTTGAAACGATCCGGTCGTATGGTAAGCATCGCCAACCGCACGCTTCACTCGATCCAAAGTAGGCTTATGGCCCATCGCCATCCGAGCGACTTCAGACTTGCTGTGCTTTTCAGGATCGATGCCCATGCGACGAACGCAAGCCTCGGCAAGTCGATAGACTCCAAGACTCTTAAAGTGCGAATCGCCTTCGGCCTTTTGAGCCTGAGTCTTTGTAATATTGCCTTGAAAGCATCGCTGAGTGAATCCGGCCTTTGCAGCCGCTTCAAACTTATCTTGTTCGCTTTCGGTAACGCGAAGGTTCGAGCCGGTTACGGCTCCCAATGGTTGTTGAGCCATAGCTCGGATGATCCTTTCTTGAGCGATTTCAACGGTAACAGTTTCATCTTCAATCAGCGAATCGGCAAAGCTTCGCTCAAGCTTGGCTAGTTTGCAGTGATTGAGGATTGTTTGACGACGAACCTTATCGGCTTGAAGTTGCCTTGCGACTTCTTCTTTGATCTTGTCTTGCGAATCTACAGCAGCCGCTTCCATTGCTGGATGGGCTCGCTTGGCTTCTTCAGCCAACTTGTCATCCATCGTTGCCATGTTTTCGACTTCGCCCATCGGTGTTTGCTCAGAGGATTCTTCCTCCACAGCACCGCTTAGCTTGCCAGCTAAAAACGAAATGATTGAACTGGGATCGGTCATACCTTCCGGCACGCCAAGCCCGGAGAGAGTTGCCATTAGCGACTCGTCCATTCTTGTTACCTCTTTCCGGTCAGACGACCGACGAACAGTAGAATTTGGATCTGCACCCGTTGCACAGATCGAAGCATTGTGTGGTTCCCATTTGGTGACAATCTCAGCCGGTCCCTCGATGACCTGTCCCGATGTCGTTGTGTAGCTTTGGCCCTGTGGTATCAATTGACGCTCCAAGATGACTGCATCAATCGAGAAGTCGGTCAGATGCCCCTCGTCGAATCGAGTGCGAACGATCTGCGATTCGGCATCGCTTGCGAAGTCTGGATCACCGATCAACTGATCGCCCTCGATGCTTATATTGCGAATCGATCCGAAGACGTTGCGAACGGTTTTATCATTGTGCGAATCGACGATTGGCAATTGCTTTTTGCCGTTGCGGAAGATAACGCCGCTCATCAATAGGACTTGCTTGATCCAGCCGCGTTGCTGATCGTAAATCTCGATCGGTGTTTCAGTGGCGATTACCGCTCGACCATCTTTTACCGCCCCGAATTGACGCTGAATGGTTTCGACCTCTGCGATTCGCTCGACGTTGTCCCGTGATTCCATTTGACGTTTAACCTTTCCGGCCCAAGCCTTACCAGCATCGCCGCCCCATAGAGCCCATGCGATTCGACCCGCCGACGGGAATCCCTTTTCGCCTGGACTCCACCCTTCGCCCTGCTTATCGACTTCGTGCCTTGCGAAATAGCTGACCATGCGCCCGATCGTGTCCGGGCTTAGCTGGTCACCGTTGGCGATGTCCCTGGCCCTAGCCCAACCGACCGGAGTTCCACCGCGACCAAATTCCTTACGCCAATCGAGCCCCTTTTGAGCCTCGGCCCTCGCACCATCTGGCGGTGTGAAGTCGATCCCATCGTACTTGGCACGCTGGACCTGTTCGGATACGTATAGGGCCCTAACCTGATCGCCTGCGTTGTCTTCTGATGGATGACAGCCAAGTAGCTGGCCGTCTTTCCAAACGCCCCATCGCTTATCGATTGGGCAAGCCGCCGTGGTCTTTACCTCATAAGGCATTGGCCACCTCGCTTGACTGATTGACCTCTTGTACGGTTTCGAATCTATCAATAACCGCTTGGTCTTGTGGTGTTGGCGTTTGTGCCGCGCTGATCTGGAGCTGTCTCTCTTCGTTGGTCAGCAAGCCAAGTTTCTTTCGTAGCTTGTCTTCCTTGGCACGCTGGTAGAACACTTGGCGAAACGATCGACCCCTTGACCCTAGAACGTTGGAATATGTGTCAGTAAATGAATTGAGGGCTAGTTCCGCTGTTTGTTGTTCCACCCCTGGATCTACCCACTCCCAATCAGGCGTCAGCCATTCGACCGGAGCGAACCGCCGACGATCTGCAAGCAGGTCAGCCGATGATGGAAAACCATCGACCGACGATAAAGCCGCAGCATCGCAGAATCGATCCCAGACGGGCTGGCATAGATGCCGGATCAAGTATTGTTGCCAGCAGCGGAAACGCCTCCGGTCCTCTAGCTGGCTTGTTCGACTCGATGAATACGATGTCTGGCTGTAGTCCCTTGCGACGACCTCGTACGATAACCCGGTCCCAACCGCGACTCCGCGAAGGATCGTTTTGATCCAAGCATCGGCCCCGGTGTTAGGCCTGCCTGGGTTGATACCCTCGACATCTTCGCCTGGATTAAGATCGAGGATTAGACCTGGCTCGATGTGCCTTACACGGTTTCCCGCTGAATCGGTGTTGGATTCGCCGTCAGGGTTGGTCAAGTCGCCAAGCGGTGTCTGTGTCTTGATTGCCACTGTGAAGCATGACGCGACCGCCGAGGCTTGGAGCTCGTTGTCGATGTAAGTCCCAAGATCCCGAATCGAGGACAACGCCGGAGCGAACCACGAAACGCCTCTGGTTTGCCCGATACGCTCTTGGCGGAACAAGTGCAGGATTTCCCTAGCTGGCACTCGCTCAGGCGTTCTAGTGAAAGCGTACGGCTGTAGTGGGTGGTCTTTGTAGATCCAGTATGCAACCGGCTTGCCGAACTCATCGACTTCGACACCGCGAACGATTCGGTTCGTGTTCGCTCGACTGATACCGCTTGCATAGGTGTCTTTGTCACCGGCAAGACGGTCGGCCTCGATGATCTCAAGGGCCAATGGAACCGGCCTAAAGATTCCTTTGTACTCGGTCGATGGCAATGGCAAGATCCTTATTAGGACTTCGCCTGCCTCAACCATTTCACGCTGGGCTAGGGCTTGGAGCTCGTCGAATGTATGCTGGCCGTTGATGTCGCAAACTTCGCACCATTCCGACCAAACCTTATCGCGGGCGTCGTTGATCGGTTCAACGTCATCGCCATCGGGAGTTTCAAAAGTAGACTGAGCCCTGATACCACAACCGACAACCGATGAAACGATCGTATCGACGACGCCCCAAGCGTAGCTGTTGTTTCGGACCAGGTCCCTGGCCCATGCACGGATCTGATTGGCACCAAAGGGCCCGGACAACTCGATGTCTGCTGGGTTGTTGCGAGGTACGCGATTGGAGGATACCCGCGAAGGCTCTGCCCCCTGGTAGGATCGCTGAAGCACCCTTCGAGCTTGCATTCGTCGCAATCCTGCGATCGGGTTGACAGCCGATACCATCGAGTCGATTAGCCTGCCTATCATCGGCGGTCCCTCGTAAGCTTTCCGAGGCTGATACCGCCCGATCCGCTTTCACGTTGGGCTTGTCGGATTAGCTGAAGCCTCATAGCTTGCAACTCGCCTAGGTCCAGCTTAGTCACTGACCTGGTTCCAATTGAATAAGACGACGCACCCCCGGTTAGAAGTGCCTCAATCGCTGCTTCGACTTGTGCAAGTAGACTTGCTGCTGATGCCATGCAAGCAGGATTGCATAGACTTTTTGCCGTTGCTAGATGCTTGTACTATTGCATTAGTACACTGGTCGAAATTATTTAGATTCTTGTGCCCATGTATGACCGCAGAAGTGACATTTGCAGTATCGGATGTTGCCCCGGGTGCAATAGACCCGGCTGTAGCTGGTCCCATGCGGCCTGAGTGCTTGACAAGATGAGCATGGCCTAGCCTCGAACTCCCTGGCCACGGGAGCGACAACCTGCAACGCGATCGACTCCGATGGTACCTCCTGCTTCGGTTCCGATGTCGGGCCCTTCATCGATCTTGTTTTCTTCGCCATCTACGATCTCCTTTTTGGAATCCAGCCGCCTTGCCTTTGCCTAAACCGCGTCTGCCCGTGCCGCTGTGCCTGTGGAACTGGCTTAGGCTTTGGCTTGTCACCGCTAACGTGCCGAGGGGCTACCTCGACCTCCGAGGGGGCAATCAACTTGACGCCGCAAGCCTCACCAGCAGCCGCCGCCATGTAAGTCGCATCGAGCCAGTGGTTATCGTCGTGCATAGGACGCCATTTCTGCTTGGTCCCCTTGCCCTCGATAAACTCGGTCACAAGCTCTTCTGCTGTGATATGCTTAGCAAAATAACCATGCTTCCGACTGCCCTCAGGCGTGAAGATTGAAAGCGAACCTCGACGATAGATTCCGTCGTCGTCGAACGTTGGAGTTAGGAATCGCTCATGAATAAACTGCTTCCAGTAGTCCGTGTCTAGTTCGTAAAGCCAAACGTTATGGGCTGGAAGCTTTTTGGCGTGAAGGTTGTAGCCTACAATCGTATTAGCCTCATGTTTGTCTCGATGCCGATAGGGACTGTAACCCTTCGATGGATGGAAGATGCCGCCCATATCTTTGCAGAACTGATACGCTGCCTGCGTAAAGTTACCAGAATCGACCATGCAGAAATCTATCGACTTGCGATTTCCTTCAGGATCTAAAAACTGCTTCTCTAAAAGCTTGGTCCTGAAGTCTATCAGCGATTCGTAAACCACCGCTTCGGTTGCTTCGGTCCCCATGCTCTTATCAGTTCCGAATACCGCCTCTTCGCCGTAGTCAACAACGAACCCGGTACCGCCCTGCTGCCATGCAATAACTACCCAGTGTAGGCGATATTTGCCCAAGTCGATCGCCGCTGTGAGTGCGACGGTATTTGCAGGAAGCATGAATCGATCTAAACCGCTAATCCTCGATGCTACGATCTCAGGCGTCAAACCTTGACCGACTGGCCCAGCGTCCTCAGGTGGATCGTTATCGATTTCCGTTGCGACTGCTTTGGCACCGTACCTAGCCACTCGGATGTAGTAGGAATGGATCGCGGATACCTCCATCGGCTCGCCATCGCTGTGCGGTTTCTTGCTGTAGCTGTAAGGATTGCTGACTATACAGCCTGTCTCAATCGCTTCCTGGTTGTCCCTCCAAAACCGGAAAGCCTCTCTAGCATCTGGATCGTCTGATTTTCTGTTTTGCCACAACTCGATAAAACGCTCCACCAAGTCCATCCGGTCAGGGGGCCGAATCATCTTGCGATACCTGCGACCTCGCCAGCTTGGTTTCTGTTTTGTGTCCGTGTACTTGTAGGCCAAACATTTTCGGTTTTGAATCGTGCAAAGAAAAACGCGGGCTATAGGTTCCGAGCTAGATCCTAGTCCTCCAATGTCCTCTTCGATGATCGCTTCATTCTGCAAGATCAACGTATCGGACCTTGCCGCCTGCTTGTCCTCGATGTCGTCAATAATCGCGATCGTCGGTCTTTTGTCGCGGTAGGTTGTGCCCCGTACCGGCCCATCGACGCCCATGCTTGCGAATATCTGACCACAACTCAACACCCTAAAATCTTTGCCCCAATCCAGCTGGTCCGGTCGTATCGTTGGAAATATCAAGTGATCCTTGGCCATTTCCATCTGCGTGAACTCGCCTGCTACCGTCTGCATATTGCATCTTGACGCCCAGCCACCGATAGCTTTGAACGGATAGCCGATCTCCGGGAAGTCCTCGATAAAGGCTTGATTCTGCTGGAACTTTTCCCGAATGGTTTTTAGGTCCCGCTCTGCTTTGGTCTGTGACTTGCCGATGACGATCGGGAAGGTGCTGATATTGTTCAGCGCGAGCCTAACACCCTGATACAAAACGATCCTAGTTTTCCCTTCGCCCCGTGGTCCAGCTATCGCCTGATCGCCTCCGTACAATGCCGCATTTTCAATCGACTGAAGCATATCGAGCCGATCAGACGTAAAGGGCTCAGAGAAAACATTACCAAAGTAGTGGCCTAGGAAAAACTCCGCGTCGACCAAAGCCCTCTCACGATTCTTAGGATTCTTTGGAGCTGGTATTTTTAGGTCCCGCTCCGCTGCCCTCTTGGAAGCCATGAGCTCCCGCTGTCGCATGCGCTCATCACCCTTGACTGGGTCCGCCGATAATGCCGCTTTCGGATGCAAGCTTAGCAAGCTCTGCAACTGGAATAGACTGAGCGAGCTCAAGAAGTCGTAACCGCTGTTCATTTTCTTTGATCGCCTTTCGTTCCTCCGCCGCGTCTCTCTTTTCATCGAGTGCATCGGCATCGAGCAAAATCTTTGCCGCCTTAGGTGCTAGGTCTGGATCTTGCAAGCAAACCATCAACGCGGCCTTAACCGCTTCTCGGTCAACGTTCCATCTTTCCCGAACTGCTCGATTCACCAAGCCTAAATCCTTCGCGTTTTCGATCTTCAACCAAAACGCCCCCTACCCCATAAAAACTTGCCTAACGAACTAACTTTCCTAATATCCAATCCGCCCGACCC